GGATGATCTTCTAACATTGATGATGAGTTCTGGTGAGGTGTTGGTTTATACTGGTACTGATCCAAGTGCATCTAGCTTTGCCTTAGTTGGTACATTTAGGATAGCAGAACCAGTAAATGAAATAAGGGCTATGGCTAAATTAGGTGGTGATTTAATCGTTGCCACTAGAGAAGGTTATTTGCCATTATCACAGGTCTTTAGACAGGATTTAGTTGGTAATAAAGCAGCAGCTATAAGTGAAAAGATAAGAGGAACAGTAATAAGACAAGTTGCCTTAACTGGTACAACTACTGGTTGGCAAATACACGTTTCGGCTGATGGGTCAAAGCTATATGTTAATTATCCAACAGGTGATTCAACAGATACATTTAACCAACACGTTTTTAATCCTATAACTAGGGCTTGGTCTATATTTCAAAATATACCTGCTCATGTTTGGTCTAACTTTAATGGTGATACTTACTTTGGCACAACAGATGGCAAAGTTTATAAAGTAGGTGGCACAGCAGATTTAACAGCAGCGATAACGGCTGATTTAAGTTTTGCTTACAACTATTTTGGTGACAGAGGATCGGTCAAAAGGTTTTCGTCAGTTGCACCTATGCTTGAAGCACCTGGAGATATTAATTTTGATTTTGGTGTAGCTGTGGATCAAGCAGCCCCATCTGGTTTAAACTTAGCAAGTGGTGCTTTTACAAGTGAGTTAGCCACATGGGATACAGCCGAATGGGATGAGGATTTTTGGGGCGATACCACAGGTGCAGGTATTATACAAAAACGTAAAGTTGTTGGAAGATTAGGAAGGTCAGCATCACTTAGAATTAAGGTTGAATCTTCATCACAAACAATCAGTATTTTATCAAGTAATTTTCAATTTATACCAGGAGGGCCTGTTTAATGGCATATAGTAGTGGTACATTCTCAAGACTGTTTGATTGGACAGATGACAGAGATAATGGCATCAAGATAAGAGCCGATAGGTTTGACCAGGAACTAGATGGTTTTGCGACAGGTTTATCTACTGCCTTATTAAAAGATGGTACGCAAACAGCAACAGCTAAAATACCATTTGCAGTAGGCTTATCGGTTATTGATAACCAGACTGTATTATTAGGCACAAATTCTGACATAGCTATACAGTATGATGAAAGCACAAATGATAGTTTAGAGATAGCTGCTAATGTAGAAGGTGCTGATTTAAATGTGGTGCTAAAAGCAGATCAAGGCGATGATAATGCAGACCAACATAAACTAACTATTGCTGATGGTGGTACACTTACGTTAGGCAGTAAGATTAGTGGATCGTTTGTAACCTATCTAACTCATACACCTAATGCGACTGTGGCAAGTAGCACACTAGCCGTTGCAGGTAATCTAACAGTTGGTGGTAACTTAACACTAGGATCAGGTGCAGAATTATCAGAAGCAGAACTAGAAATGCTAGATGGCATTACGGCAGGTACAGTTGCAGCAAGTAAAGCAGTTGTAGTAGATGCTAATAAGGACATTGCTAGTTTTAGAAATATAACATTAACAGGTGAACTTGATGCAGGTTCATTAGATGTAAGTGGTGATGCAGATATAGACGGCACATTAGAAGCCGATGCTATGACTTTAAATGGTACTGCCATAACTACAACAGCTACATTATCAACTGGAGTTTCTAATGGAAATGTCCTAGTTGCAACAAGTGGCATTGCAGATAATGATTTTCTAAAAGTTGATGGTACTAGCATAGAAGGTAGAAGTTCATCTGAAGTTTTATCTGATATAGGTGGACAGGCATCATTAACATTTGGCATATCAAACACTAACGCAGTCAAGGTAGATAGTTCATCTGTAGCCGATGACGAATATGCTAGGTTTACAGCTAGTGGTCTTGAAAGCAGAAGTACGGCTGAAGTTCTATCTGACATTGGTGGACAAGCAAGTTTGACTTTTGGAATATCTAACACAAATGCAGTTAAAATTGATAGTGCAAGTGTCGCTGACGATGAATATGCAAGATTTACAGCAAATGGTTTAGAGAGCAGAAGCACTAGCGAGGTTGCTAGTGATATAGGTGCAGCAACATTAGACGATGCAACAGCATTAGCAATAGCTTTAGGATAAGGAGAAGAAATGGCAAACACATTTAAGGTAGTATCTCACGATGTTATGCCTGCAAGTGCAGGTACACCAGAAGCATTATATACAACACCTAGCAGTACAACGACCATAATTTTAGGTTTAATACTAGCAAATATCCACACAGCACAGGTAACGGCTAGTGTTAAATTGGTATCAGATACATCAGGTGGTGGTAGAACAGCAACAAACACAACTACATTTTTAATTAAAAATGCACCAATAGCTGTTGGTCAATCATTGGAAATATTAGTTGGCAGTAAAGTTGTTTTAGAAACTACAGATGTAATACAGATAGATTGTTCTGTTGCTGACAAGGTTTCTGTCACAATGAATATTATGGAAATCACATGATAACAACACCAGAGTTTCAAGGCACACATTTGTGGGATAGATTGTGTTGGGCTAAAGAAAAGTTAGAGCCTTACCGATCAGAATATTGTGTTGTATGGGAAGATCAGGAAGAACCTGATGCACCTGCAAAGGTAACTCACCCTGACCCTAATTGGATGGCTTGTGCATTGCAAGGTGGGATATTGCCACCAGTAGAAGCCTATTGGGAACTAAAGAAAGATGAGAATACACCTGGCTTTACAAAGCACACTAGAGGTTATTTGTTACATAACACTAAACCAATAGATTCAATGACAGAAAAACAATGTATCGAATATTTAATTATGAAAGACATACCAATGCACGTATGGCAAAACTGGGATAAAGCAAACAAACCACGATTGGTTATATGCAAAAAATCACAACTGCCTAGTACAAGAGTATGGCGAAATGCTTGGAAAATATCAGAAGAATTAACAATAACTAAACAAGAGGTGGCTTAAATGACAACTTATATAATAGATAAAGATGGGAAAAGTATTGATGCTTCAACAGCAACAGTACCATCTGACAGACACTTTAGAAATGCTTGGTCATTATCTGGCACGACTATTACTGAAGATTTAACAGCAGCTAAAGTTATATTTAAAGATAAAATTCGTGAGGTTAGAACACCATTACTTGCTGACCAGGATGTAGCTTATATGAAGGCTTTAGAAGCAGGTGATAGTTCGGCACAAACAACAGCTAAAAATGCAAAGACTGCATTGAGAGATGCACCTGCTGCAAGTGCCATAACAAATGCAAGTAACATAACAGCCTTAAAAGCTGCTTGGGATACAAGTGTATTAGGTGACAGTCCTTACGCATAGGAGTTAAAAATGCAAAATAATATTGGCAAGAAAGCTGAAACAACAAGTTACGAAGCTATAATACAGCAACATGAAAACACAATTACTGGCTCATTAACTGTAGACGCAAGTAACAATGCTTTGAGTTGTGGGCCTGTGACTGTTGATACAAGCACAACTGTAACTGTTAATGGGAATTGGACAATCGTATGACAAGTCAATTAAATGTAGACACCATTGTAGATAAAGCAGGGTCAGGTGGCACGAATGTAAAGATAGCTAATACCTCAACCTATGTATCTGATGGTGGTGCTACTACACAGAATACTGTGCAAGGAATAGCAAAGTGTTGGATTAATTTTGAAGGTGATGGAACTATTGCAACTTCAGATAGTTTTAATGTTAGTGGAATAACAGATAATACAACTGGCGATTACCAAATAGCTATTAATAATGACATGAGTAATGCTAACTATTCTGTTACTGGTTCAGGAACACATGATGCAGGTTCATATACTTGTTATTTGGCTATTGACCATGATGTACCCCCAACAACATCAACAGTAGATGTGAACGCAATGAACTCTGGTGATTCAAGCAGAATTGATGCAGAGCTTCTTTGTGCAACATTACACGGAGACTTAGCATAATGGCAAGTGAACTTAAAGTAGATAAATTTACAGGTGTAACCACAGCAGGTTCTATACTTGTAACAGGTGAAGGCAATAGTACAACAACTAATCTGCAACAAGGGTTGTGTAAGGTTTGGCATAATTTCAATGGCACAGGTACAGTTGCAACTAATGACAGTTTTAATGTAGCATCTTTAACCGACAATAAAGAAGGAGATTACACAACAGCTTTTACTAATAATATGGGTAATGCTAATTATTTACATATTCACCATGTTATTGAAGCAAGTGTTTACACTCAATACTTAGCTAATGATTATTCAAAAACAACTTCACAATTAAGAATGGAGCAAGATTCATGGGATGGTGGTAGTTCAGCTTCAGGTGTAAATGATGATTTTACGCATTGCAATGAAGGTATGATAGGAGACCTCGCATAATGGCTAGTATAGGAGAAAACGCATGAGTACATTAAACGTAGATGCACTAGTCGGTGTTAGTTCTGTTAATGCTATAACAGTAAGAGGTGAGGGTTCAGCTACTACTAGTTTACAGCAAGGGTTGGCTAAAGTAAGATATAATTTTGAACTTGACAGCAGTGCTAATAATTTTGAAGGCTCTTTTAATTGTTCGTCAGGTTCAGATGATGGAACAGGAACTGCTACAGTAACTTTTACAAATGCAATGGCTAATCAAAATTATACACCTACTAGTTCTTCTTCAGATGGAGATATTTGTGCAACTGGTGCAGATAGGACAGATGGAAACGCAAGTAGGCAAACTACATCTTTTAAAAGTAGAATAAGAGATGCTGGTGCTACTTTACGA